AATATTCTTAATAATATGTCTAAAATTTCTCGCTCAGTAAAGTACTGAAAAATTAAGCAATCTTCTAACTGGGTATTATTAAACAATACTATAGGCTTCTTAAAAGGACTACACAAATATAACTCACAAATATCATGTATTACGTGGTGATATATTATTCGCTTAACATCTATAGTAATTTTAGATTTTAGAATATCTAATTTATATAAATCATTAACTATATCTATATATGTTTTTTCTACAAACATAGAATTTACGTCGATTATATTTACATCTTCGGCTACATCGTATATAACAGACATACTGTATTATAACTTGTAATTTAAGATTTCAACTTCTTTATAAAACAATTCTTACCTATTCTTAAATTTATAATTCCGTTATAATAATCTTCACGTAATAAAACATTCTCTTCAAATTGTAGTTTTGCTTCAAAATAAGCCATTTCACTCTTAGAATCGCAGAATCTTATAATTGAAAAACTAAAATTATCCTTACCATACGTTACTATATCACTATTAACTTCGTTAGACGATGAGGTATATGTTTTCCAATCTGTTTCTATATCGAAATGTCTCTTGTTCTTCTTACCTTTTAAGGGTTTAAGCTTTTTTACACTTTTAATTTGCTTTTTACCTATATATTTTTTATTCGTTAATTTATTCTCTATCAAATATAGAAAGCCATAAGGTAATTCCTCTACGTTTATTGATGTACAATTAACCCAGTGGCCGAAATCTGTTATCATTTTTTGTATTTACGTCTTTTCTTACGTTTTACAACTCCACTACGCCTATATACCTTTCCACCTGTTGGTATTCTATAATCACCCGGTGCATACCAGTCGCTATTTGCTATTGCATCGTGAGATACATTTGCAGCAGGACCTAGTGTACCATCTGAGTAAGAGCTATCTTCTTTAAAAATAGCATAGAATTGTTTAAAACTTATCATTGATAATTGTATTATATATTTATAATATGATATGGAATTGTTAGAACGATATATAAAAGAAATTGAAGAAGATCTCAAAATCGATGAGTTCAACATAAAAGAAGTAGGTTTAAGAATACCCGCTCGTAAGCATTTTTGGGTTAGCAGATTAATTAATCATAAGCGAAACCTGTTTAAGCTTGAAAATGATAAAAATATTTTTAAGAAAAATGTAATGTCTGAATTACAGACACAGTCGTCAGTTAAATTAAACATAATTACAGTAGAAAATGCTGCTGAAAATCATGATAAAATGAGAGAGATGAATATTAAAATAGGTGAAGAGAAACTACTTATAGAATTTCTTGAAAAGACAGAAAAGACATTCTCATCTATGACATATGACGTTTCAAATATCATAAAAATAATGCAATTGGAACAACTATAATGAAAAGTATACGTATAGATTATTTAAAAAACCGTGGTCTGTGTAGGTTAACTGGAGATTTTCTTACAGAAATAAGAGAACATTTTAGTGTAAAGAATGAAGGTGCCTTTTTTATGAGAAAAAAAGGAATGAGATTTGTTGCTGATAGAAAATACTTTGTAACACCTACGGGTATGTTTGAACCTGGTCTGTTTTTTGATATATGTAAATTTATTTCTGTAAGTTTTACTGATGTAACCCTAGATGTAGATAAAGATATACCAAAAGTAGTTAAACCAACAATAACAGGTGTTGATGTTTATGATAATCTATCATTTAAACTTAGAGATTTTCAAAGCGAAACAATAAAGAATGCACTATCATATGGTAGAGGTATAATTAAAGTAGGTACAGGTGGTGGTAAAACTTTAATCTCAGCAAGTCTGCTCAGTACATTTTACAATTATAAGGGTAAAAAACTAAAAGCATTAATGATAGTTCCAGATTTATCACTTGTAAATCAAACACACTCTGAGTTTATAAATTATAATGTACCGTTTACCGTTACAAGATGGACAGGTAATATAGAACCTGATCTTAGTAGTGATGTTATCATAGCAAATATAGGTATATTACAAAGCAAGTATAGTGAAAATCTATGGATAAATGACGTAGATTTAGTTATAGTGGATGAAGCGCATAAATTAAAAGGTAAGAATAAAATATGCAAACTTGTAGATGAAATCAAAACATATCACAAATTTGGACTTACAGGTACATTACCTGATGATAGAGGTGAAGAGTTAAATATCATAAGCAAATTAGGTACTATAATATATGAAAAGAACAGTTTTGAATTAAGAGAAGAAAAATATCTTACTCAGGTATCTATTAAAGTACTAGATATAGATTATATTACTAAAGTTACTCAAATACCTGGAGCTAATAAGTACAAATCAGAATTAGAATACATTTATACTAATAAATTTAGAAATAATATAATTAATACATTATGTAAAAATTTTAATAATAATACTCTAATACTTGTTAATCATATATCACACGGACAACTAATATACGATAACCTTAAAGATAAATTACAAGACAAAATTGTATACTTTATAAGAGGGGATGTAGGTGTAGATGAAAGAGATAGGGTTATTAAAGAAATGGAAGTTAAAGACAATATAATTTGCGTTGCAATAAGTGCTATATTTTCTACAGGTATTAACGTAAAAAATATACACATGATAGTTTTCGGTTCAGGTGGTAAGAGTTTTATAAGAATTATACAATCAATAGGTAGAGGCTTACGATTAAACAATAATAAACAAAAATTAACTATTGTAGATATTGTAGACAATTTAAAATATGGTAAAGCGCATGGTATACATCGTAAAAATATATACGATAAAGAAAAAATTAATTATTCTTCTACAAAACTGGTTGAAAAATTGATAGACTAGGTATAATGATTAAATGGCAAAACGAGGTCCAAAACCTAAAAAAACAGAATTCTATGTAGATCCTGAAGATTTTAAACAAAAATTAGTTATATATTATAAATCTGATGAAATTACTGATGAGTTAGCTATTTTTATTAATAAAATTGCAACAGGTTTGAGTTATTCATCTAACTTTATTAACTATACGTATAGGGATGAAATGGTAGGCGATGCAATAGTAAAGATGTATGCTGCTATAAAAAATAAAAAGTTTAATGTTAACTCAGAGTTTAATCCGTTCAGCTATTTTACTACAATAGCATTTAATGCTTTTATTAATAGAATTAAAAAAGAAAAGAAACATCACGATACTATAACAGAGTACAGAGAGAGGATGTATGAGCAGGAATTAACAGAAAACTGTGATGTTGATTTATATGTAAAACCAATTAATGATGACTCTGATGGTGACTCTTCTGAATAATAAAGTATTATTTTAATGATGCAGCAATGCTATCGTTAGCATCTTTAGCCATTTTCCATCCTAATGAAGAATTAATTCTTGGCTTAATTTTCCAAGTATTCATATCATTTGGATTGTACTGGTCTAACCATTGAGAATCACTCATTTTTGATACCGGTATATCTTCTACTGGTATGTCTTTTACTGGTGTTAAAAAGGATGAAGGGTCTTCTAATTGTGTTGTTTTTATTAATTGTGATGCCCCTTGAAACGCTTTACCAGCCATTGCACCTGCAGCACCTACAATAGCACCTTTCGTTGCGCCGGTTTTAGCACCAGCTAAACCAGCTTTAGCGGTTTTCTTAATATCAAATTTATTACCAGCCACCGCATCAGAGATAGCTGATTTTGCTGAACCTATAATACCACCACCTATACCACCAACAACAGCACCTTTTGCAGCACCAGCTACCATGGATCCAATTAAAGGTACTATACCGCCAGAGCCTATAGCTGCTGCTGTAGTAACAACACCAAGAAGTGCGACCGCAACTGTACCTTTAACTGGGTTATTTTTCATCCAAGTAGTTAATTTACTCATGAATCCATCACCACTAGTGTTAGCTACCTGTTTAGATATCTCACCCATTTCCTTTTTAACCTGAGGATCATTTAACCCGTCTGCAATCTCTTGAGGTTTTGCAGATTTTATTAATTTAGCTGTTTCAGGGTCTTGTTTAGCTACAGCATCTAATACTGTTTTACCTGCTGCAACAGCAACTTTTTGTTTGCCTTTTGAACTTGGTTTACTTATAGTTTTGGTATTTGCTGTCTTAGTTAATTTTGTACCTGTGGTAGTCGGTGTTTTCGCTGTTCTTGTACCTGTTTTTGTTTTTGCACCAGAGGCTGTTTTTGTACTAGCTTTTCGTTGAACTGATGCTCTTTGTGTCTTTGCTTGAGTAATTTTCTTACTCAATCTTTCCATCTCATCTTTATCGCCTTGTTCTTTAGCTTGTTTCCAACTATTTGTTAATGAGCTAATCGCATTTTTGCCAAAGTTCTTAACTGTATCAAAAAATGCTTCATCTATTTGTGCTTCAGATATTATTTGCGATTCGGCTATTATTTGGTAATCTGAAATCTCAGACATCATTTCGTAATGCTCGTCATATAGCATAACGTCTCTATTAAAATCTTCTCTAAGTACTTCAATTACATTTAGATTACCGTAAACCCCGTTGTTTACTACATGTAAATAGCTTTCAAATAAATATTGACGATCGTTCGTATCCATAACAATATTTATTAAATTTAAATGTTAATTTATATGTAAAACCAATTAATGATGACTCTTCTGAATAATAAATTATTGCTGAGCACCAGTCTGAGCAAACTCTTTCATTTTTTCAATAAAGTCCTGATCGGATATTTTTCCGTATAATTTTTGTCTAAGCCAGTAGTTATATTCACCGGTACCATCTGCACCAGTAGTAATTAGTTTCTGACCCATCGAGTCAGGATCTTCAAACTGTCTGAAACTACCGTTCCATGTTGGACGTTTTGCTGATG